GGGTAGGATCAATGGCCCGGAGAGCCACCGAGATCAACTTGGCCCGGTCGATGACGCCGGCAGTGTCGAGAGGCAGCACCAGGGTGCTGATGGCCTTGAGCTTCTCGGTGACCAGGTCAGTCGAGAGCTCCCGGATGTCGAACTTCAGCATCACGTCGAAGTCCTGCACGTCCTGCGGGAGCGGTGTGGCCGAGGCCGTGATGCGCTGGATCTCGGCGGGCCCGATGTACTGCAGGGTGAGTGCGAGCACCTGGCGGAAGGCCTCGGTCCAGCCGTGCAGCCAGTTGTTGATCAGGCGCTGCTGGCGCATTTGGGTGATCACTGGCGGCACCTTCTCGGTCGGTCTGCCAAAGTAGCGGTCGGTCTGGGCCTCGATGGCCGCAATGAGCTGGAAGGCAACGCTGGGTTCCCGGGCGGGCGGTTGCAGGAAGCCGATCTCACCGCGGCGCAGCACCGGGATCTGGATGGCCGGCCCGATCTTCAGGTTGCCGCCCCGAGTCTTCGGGACCTCGATGGGGGGTAGGGTGGCCAGACTCGTGTAGTCGAAGATCGAGTCGCGCTGGGCCTTCACCTCGTGCTGCCAGGTAGCGCAGATCTCGGGCACACCGCGGCTCTCGGTGATCTGGCGGTGGATCAGCTCGGAGCGCCACACCACAAACGGGTACTGCCCATGCGCATAGTCCAGAGCCTCGAAGTAGCCCCACTTGTCGCCCACCTGGGGGCTGAACACCGTGTAAAACACTCCCGGAACACCGTCATCATCAATGGCCTTTTGATAGGCATAGACCACTTCAATGAGGTTTTCCCGGTCCAGAATCGAGTTATTGGCCAGGCCGCTGGCATACGAGTAGTCCGAGTAGTTCGAGAACCTGCCCATCGTGTTGATGGCCTCTTGCGCCCACTCGGCATCCCACTCCTCGGTCTCGACCTTGTTCAGCAACTGCGCCTCTGTCATGTAGAACCGGCGGAAGACCACTCGGGCACTCTGGATGTCGGTGGTCTCCGGCGGGAATGCCAGCTCATCCCAGGGTGCCAGGGCAGCCACCATGGGCTTGTTGGTCACCATCGTGGGAACCGGGAACTCGCACTCGCCCTCGTCACGCAATTCACGCACAGCCTTCAGTGCCCGGCGCTTCTTGAGGTTCGGGAATGCAGCCATCATCAGCTCCGCGGACTGATCGTCGGCCTCGGGGTTGGCAATGAGGTTGGGGAAGTCAGCCAGGATGGAACCCTCAGGCGACTGGGCAGCCAGTGCCATCACCTGGTCCATCGTCAAATACTGCTCTTTCTGACCCAGCTCCTGCTGCCAGGTGATGTGCACACCGGCCCAGCCGTAGGTCCACAGGTACTGCGAGAGCAACTCAACCTCCCGGGTCAAATCGTTGTACATCCGGGCGTTCACAGTCCAATCCATCAAGTTGTGCGCGGTGACAGCCTGATCAAGCTGGTTGATGTTGGTAGGACTAACCCGGAGCATTGAGCGCCAGAAGGCAGTCGAGCACAGATCCACCATTCCGTTCACAACCTCGTCAGCCAGCGGGATCCGAGTGTCACTGGCGCCGTCCCAGGGGAACGCAGGCTTAGACCTTCCGCTATCGTTCCATTTCTTCCCATCATCGGTCTGCCCTGGCCACTGACAGAACCGAGTGTTCTGAACACGCTCAGTGCGCGATATCTGACCGTAATCCGTAGCGCTACGACGCAACTCCTCGGTGAGCGCTGACACATTTGGCTCGGAACCAACCCGGGCCATCACATCGGTTGCCTGCTTGTATGAATCGCCTTGCATGATCGTTTCTTTTAGTATCCACCGCCGCCGCGGGAATCAAAGCCCCCGTGACCCACATAAGCAAGACTCGATACCAGCAGCATCCCAATGCAATCAATCGGGTCCTTGCTCGCACCCTTCTGACCATCCCTGCCCGTGTGCTCGGATAAGGCATAGATCAGGTTGCTGCAGTTCTTTGTGATGTACAACGAGGGCTCGTTCAATGGTGTCAGAGGCTGCGTTGCATCGTAGGACAGCAAGCTATTGATCGCACTCGTCCTCTGATCCACAGGCACACCCGGGGCCGGTATAAAGGCCATCGGTTCATCTAGCGGGTTCTCAGACTCTGCCAGCAAATCAATCAACGTAGTCCCGCCCTGCTCCGACAACGCCGGGCTGCCGCCTGCCTTGGGGTCGATCAATCGCATCACAGGCTCCCCATAGCCCAACTCTGCCTCAATAGTCCGAAACAGATTCCGGTACTCCGAGATAGATCGGCCAGCATCCAGTGTCTGCGCAGGCCCGGACTTGCCGTCGGGCTTCTCACTAGGCAACACCCACTCGCCATAGTTCGCAAAGTCCGGGAACTCCCGCACCACAATCCGCTTTCCATCCTCGTAGACCAACAACCACAGGCAGAACCAATTACGGGCTCCAGCCGGATCGCACACCATGTACAGCGTTCCACCAGGTGGGACTGCTTCAGGCTCGATACAGTGGATGTCCGGCCTGAACCTGGCGAAGGCCTTGCCAATGTTGTCACTGGCCCACCCATAGGCCCGGGTCAACACCTGACCCATAGGCGAGGCCACCAGCTTGCTCTTCATCTCATCGAACGGGTTGTAGGGGTTGTCCTCCGAATAGAAGAACACCGTCTTCCTCTTGGTCGCAGGCTGCTCCATAACCCTAGGCGCCTTGCCCACAGGCCACGTAGGCAGTCCCTGCTTGCCGGCTAACAACTCCCCGGATCCCCACTGCTTCACAAGCGAGCCGGCGGTGAACTCCTTGTATACCGAGGCCACACCTTCCAACGGGGTCTGGGTCACCAGCAGCTTGCCGCGCCTCGTGATCAACCGATAGCGCAGCGTTTCAACCCAGCTCTGTGGAACCAGCTCATCACACCAGATCAAGTCAGCCTCCCGGCCTTCAATCGTGTTCTCGCTCTGCGTGTAGTTCAGGAAGTCGCACCGGGAGCCATTAGGCAGGATGAATGAGCCGTCGGTGAAACCATTCTTGCGGCTGTAGTTCAGGTAGTGAATACGGCCCTTCTTGGTGGCCCGGAGGGCGACGGGCAGGTAGTTGTAGATCGCAGGCTGCTGCACGGTGACGCTGGTGGCGTGCGATGTGTGGCAGCAGAGGACAGATGCGTTTTCCTTCTCGAGCAGTGTTTGAACCACGCGGCGTGCGGCCCAAAGGGTTTTACCGGCGCGGTTGCCGCCGGAGATCAGGAGCTCCTGGGTGGCTGCGTACTCGGTGTTGGCGATCTCCCAGTGGTCGGGGATGAAGCCGTAGGTGTAGGGGTCGGCCTTCTCCAGTAGGACAAGCTGGGTGCGCTTCTGCTTCAGCTCCAGTGCCCTAGGGTGCGAGGCGTCGACCTTGGGGATGACAGGGTGCTGCGGCTGCTCGTTCCACCAGGCCGTGTTGCACGCCTCGGTGCAGAACCGCTTCTGCTTAGGCCCGCTGTGCTGCTTGATGATGACGAGCGGAGTGCTGCAGGTCATGCAGCGCGGTGCGGAGGCGGCGGCGGATGCTGGCGAGTTCACGGCGGAGGAGAGTGTTTTCGTAGGCAAGGTCGAGGACGTCCCGGGCAGCGAGGGCAAGGGCGTCTAGTTCAAGCGTTTCTGGATATTTTTCGTTCTTGGAAACCCGTCGACTTTTAGCCGTCGCCGCGGTTCGCCGACCCCCTCCCCCGGGGGCCTGGGCGGCCTTGGTCTTGCCGCGGCGCCGGGCGGGTAGGCAGGGGTAGGACATTGGCTTTGCCGAGGGTGCCTGACGTGCGTTTCGCTCAATGTTCATGCGGGTTTGCTGCGTGTTTGGGTGACCAAGTGAATATAACTGCTATTGTGCACGAATGCGTCGAAACAGGCCTGTTTTCGATGGTTTTGACCGGTAGGCCGCGGTAGGGGTAGGACATTTTGGGCCATTACCTAAACCGCGTCCGGCAGTTGCTCGTCGTTCACGGGGGTCACATCGCGCTCCTTCAGGTCTTTCATCAGGTCGCGGTGGTTCACCGAGGCCGTCATGGCGAGGTGAATGCTGGTAGGCTGGCCCTTCAGTGTGGACAATTTATCCAAAGTCACGCCTATGGCGATGGGTAGTGTTCTATCGTCGATGTAGTTGATAGATGTCTCGGCAAGTCGCTTAGTGCCTTTCCAAATAGCAACCTCCATGAAACCAGTGACATCCTTGCGCCACTCTTCTTCAGTCTCTGGATAATCTATCGGAACCTTGACTCCTCTTATGTATTTGAACGTGGCTCCCTCTGTTAAACCAGCCTCCTGACTTATAGTCTGCAATGACTTGTTGTGTATCACGCCTTCAACAATGGCGTCCGCCTTCTCCTGTGTCAGTGTCGAATTGAAGTGCTGGTTTGGGTTCTCTGTCTTCTTGTATCCCAGCTTCTCTGCAGTCTTGAGCACCTTCTCGATAGTCTCTTCTGGGTAGCTCCTTATGCCTTTGAGGATACGGTTGACGTACACCTCGTTTACACCAGAGGCCTCAGCGATGGTCCTCTGTGACACTCTGCCTTCCCGCTTTCTCTTATCGGGCTTACCCGGCATAAGGCGCAAAGCTGTAGGGGAACTCTCCCCAGTGGTTGAGTTGTTTCTTCGGCATCATGGAATAGTGCGGCACGTCGCACAGGCTCATCCTAAGGGCTGCAGCGAAGTCCTCGGAGAGGTACTCAAGCTGCCCGGGC